CCAAGACTCAAGATATGCAATGGAATACCTATCTTCAAACCCATTAAATACTTTCATTAGTAAATCATCACCATAATCACGTGATTCAACGTTATCAAAGAAATCGTTGTCACGACAATCTGGGTGATCATACCATGCAGCGAGTTGAGTACAAAGATTATACAACGAATTAGATTCAGCCGTTCCTAAAGTACCAGAAGGCTGAAAACCAGTCATCGAATATAAGGTGTTCCGCAGCAAAAAACGTACAGTATAGCAGTCTGAGAGAATACCAGTTACACAAGTGAGTGAAAATTCATTAAATCCCTTACCTTTACAGGTTTGGTAAATAATTTCGTCAACACACATCTTAATGGCGGGTATTTGATTAACATCAAATTTCTTGAAGTCAAAATCTCTCAACCTTTCATTATAGAAAGAGTTATCTTTAAAAGAACCTCGAGGCACTCGCAAAAGATCAGATAATAAATCATCAAATTCTTTATGTGCATCGATACCCAAAGCACAATTAAATGCCTCAGGACACTCCAACATAAGTTTAAAGAAAGGACCCAAATACATGGATTGTACCACGTAAAAAGCGAACGGGCCAGGAAAAAAGAGCCTAGTGTCCCCATTACGAACTTTCTTTCTAGAGCGAACCTCATCCTTAAATGCAGAGCCAATTATTGGTCCATATGTTTCACCGCGCTCATACGCAGCAATGATCATAGCAACCTCAGATTGAACTTCTGGATTAAGACACCAAAGATCCTTAGAATTCTTATAGCAATAGTCTTTCTTTTTGCCTCGTAAACCAAAACCAGCAGACGTTTTCAAATTAGCACCACGAAAATATATATTATCAGGGCAAGAATTTAACACGTCATGTATGGAAATAGGAGTCCAAGAATCGTCGAAAATTTCTTTTGCTCTAAGTTTGTTCTCAATATTACGTAACACATTGTCAATAATATAACGTTGCGCTTTCGTCGATATATCAAACGTACCATTTAATTGAACACCAG